ATCTTGGCTAACAAAGCCACCGCCGCCCGTGAGGTCTTATACAGGTATCAATTGATGTATGAGAACCTACCACAGTGGATTCAACAGGGTGTTACCACTTGGAACAAGGGCGACATCGAACTAGAAAACAACTCTAAAGTATTTACAGCTGCAACGTCTACTTCTGGTATCCGCGGTAAGTCTGTCAACATGTTGTACGTTGACGAAACTGCGATCATACCAAACAATGTTGCGGAAGACTTCTTCACCTCAGTTTATCCTACGATCTCTGCCGGTGAAACAACAAAGATTCTATTATCGTCAACTCCACTTGGCTACAACCATTTTTGGAGATACTGGAACGACGCTGAGAATAAACGTAATGACTTTATTCCATTGTTTATTCCATACTGGAAGATTCCAGGACGAGATGAGAAGTGGGCAGAAACACAAAAGAGACAGCTTGGCGAACTTAAGTTTAACCAAGAGGTTCTTTGTACATTCCTAGGTTCCAGCTTAACGTTAATAAGACCGGATGTTATAGCCAAACTAAGTCCAGGACGGATTATATATAGTAAGGATGGTCTGGATGTCTATGAGGCTCCAGTAAAAGGACACAACTATGTTATGGTCTGCGACACCGCTAAGGGTGTTGGAGGGGACTACTCATCGTTCTGTATCATGGACATAACCGAGGTGCCATACAAACAAGTCGCTAAGTATAGGGACAATAAGATTAGCCCTATGTTGTATCCATCAGTGATACATAAAGTGGCTACAGAATACAATCAAGCATACGTTTTAATTGAAGTAAACTCAAGTGAACAAGTAGCATCTATATTATACTCTGAGATGGAGTACGAAAACATACTGTTCGTTAATAGAAGCACCCAAGGACAGGTAGTTTCAGGTGGATTCGGTGGAGGTAAAGCTCAACTAGGTGTCCAAACTGATAAGAAAGTAAAGAGGATTGGCTGCAGTAACTTTAAGTCTATGGTTGAGGAAAATAAGCTTCTTATTCAAGACGCTGACACCATAGCCGAGGTCTCAACTTTTATTGAGGTTAAAGGTTCATACGCTGCCGACGAAGGTTATCATGACGACTTAGTAATGCCTTTGGTATTGTTTAGTTGGTTAACGACAAACCCATACTTTAAAGAGTTAAACGACGTAAATATACGTCAATTAATGTATGAGAATCAGATGAAGCAGATTGAGGACGAATTAACGCCCTTTGGCTTCCTAAATGATGGTCGAGATCCAGATAATGAAGAAGTCCTATTGAATTTTTAGAAAGTATAAATATCTGTATAGAGGTGACTCTAGCTATATTATAACACAAAATTAATTAAGGAGAAACAAAAAAATGCCGTTCCAATTATCTCCAGGAGTTGCGGTAGTCGAGAAAGACTTTTCAGCCATTGTTCCAGCTGTATCATCATCTATTGGTGCTTACGCTGGTGTGTTTGCATGGGGTCCCGTTTTAGATCCTGTTACAATCGATTCAGAGAACACATTAGTTCAACGTTTTGGTAAACCAAACGATTCAAACGCTGCATCTTTCTTTACAGCAGCAAATTTCCTAGCATATACAAATAACCTATTAACCGTTCGAGTAGACGCATCTGGTAACAGAAACTCTGTTGCTGCGGCTAAATACGGTATTAAAAGTATTCCAGTAACAGGCGGTGGTACAGGTTACGACTCAAATAACCCACCAGCAGTTACTATCGGTGCTCCTCCAGCAGGTGGCGTACAAGCAACAGCTGTTCCAGTTATCAGTGGTGGTAACATTACATCTATCACAATTACAAACCAAGGTTTTGGCTACGCTTCAGCTCCTTCAGTAAGCATCGCTGCTCCAGTTTCTGGTACTACAGCTACTTTAGGTACTCCAATTCTTACAGACGCTCAAATCGGTCTTAAGATTAATAACTTTACAGACTACACAAACTATTGGGCATCAGGTCAAGGTATCGCTGGCGAATGGGCTGCTAAGTATCCAGGCGCTTTGGGTAACTCACTAGAAGTTTCTATGGCTGACGCTGCTCAGTTCTCAACTTGGGCTTATAAGTCAAACTTCTCAGCTGCTCCAAGTACATCTGCATACGCTGCTAAAGTTAACTCAGTTGTAGGTGGTGCTAAAGACGAACTTCACGTTATCGTTATCGATAAGTTAGGTTTATGGACAGGTACAGTTGGTGCAGTTTTAGAAAAATTTGCATTCGTATCTAAAGCATCAGACGCTTTAAAAACAGACGGTAGCCAAGCATACTACGTTAGCGTAATCAATAACCAATCTAAATATATTTGGTGGATGGATCACACAACGTCAGTAGGTACAGGTTTAGCTTGGGGTTCAAGCGCTGTTGGTTCTACAGTTTTTGCACAAATGAACGCTCAATCAGACATCACGTTAGTTGGTGGTATTGACGACTTCTCTCCAACAGACGGCAAATTGGAAGATGGTTTCTCATTATTTGCAAACGCAGAACAATACGACGTTTCATTAATCCCATGCGGTCCAGTATCTGGTAGCGTTGCTCAATTTGTAGTTAACAACGTTGCTTTAAAACGTTTAGACTGCGTTGTATTTGCTTCACCAGTAAACATTGCTGATAATTCAATTATTCAAGGTTCAACTTCAGCTCAGGCTGCAGCGATCGTTTCTTTCCGTAACGACTCATCATTCAATATTGACTCATCATACGCAGTGTTAGATTCTGGTTACAAATATCAATACGACCGTTACAACGACAAATATCGTTGGGTTCCACTAAATGGCGACGTTGCTGGTCTATGTGCTCGCACAGACTATACAAACGATCCATGGTGGTCTCCAGGTGGTTTAAATCGTGGCCAAATTAAGAACGTTGTTAAGCTTGCTTATAACCCAAGCAAAACAGACAGAGATACATTGTATCAAGCAGGTGTTAACCCAGTGGTTTCATTCCCTGGTCAAGGCACTGTTCTCTTTGGTGATAAGACTCTTCAATCTAAACCAAGCGCATTCGATCGTATCAACGTTCGTCGCTTGTTTATCGTTCTTGAAAAAGCTATCGCTACGGCTTCTAAATATCAATTGTTTGAATTCAACGACTCATTCACAAGAGCACAGTTTACCAATATGGTAACTCCTTACTTACGTGATGTACAAGGTCGTCGTGGTATCATTGACTTCCGTGTTGTATGTAACGATACAAACAACACAGGTGAAGTTATTGATCGCAATGAATTCGTTGCCGATATCTATATTAAACCTGCTCGCTCCATCAACTACATTACATTGAACTTTATTGCTGCAAGAACTGCAATCGACTTCACTGAAATCGGCGCGTAGTATATAAATAATAAAGAGGAAAATAAAGGATAAAATATGGCAAACATTAGCGATTTTAAAGCACAACTGATTGGTGGCGGCGCACGTCCTAATCAGTTCCGTGTGGACTTATCATTTCCATCATACGTTTCCGTTGGCGCTGCTATCGGTTTAAACTCTCAGTTCCTTTGTAAAGCAGCTTCACTGCCTGCTTCTACAGTTGAGAACATGCAGATCTTATACCGTGGCCGTCAAGTTAACTTTGCTGGCGAAAGATCTTTTGCTCCATGGTCAGTTACAATCTATAACGATACAACGTTTGCGATTCGTAACGCGATGGAAAAATGGTCTGACGGTGTAATGAACAACGCACAAACAAACGGTCGTGTTAACCCACGTGACTACCAAGTTGACTTAACAGTTAATCAGTTAGATCGTAATGGAGCTACAATTAAGACATACGTATTCCATGACGCTTATCCAACTACAATTGGTGCTATCACAGTTGACTACGATTCAAATAATCAAATCGAAGTTTTTGATGTTGAATTTACTTACAACTACTGGACATCTACTACCTCAACAACAGGTAGTTCTGCATTCGGTGTTAACGCTTCAGTAAGTACTCCACTTGGTACATTCCCAATAGCTTAATGCTAGGGAAGTACAAGTTTATAATTATAGAGGTTAGATAATGGAAATCTTTGGTTTTGAGATAACGAAAAAGAATGTTAAGAAGACGGGGAGCGAAGTAGTTGCTCCCTCTTCTGACGATGGATCGACGGTAATATCGACTCTTGGAGCCGCGGCAGCCTATTACGGCATGACTGTGGACCTAGAGGGTGTTATCAAGAATGAGAACGATTTAATTAGACGATACCGTGAGGTGTCTCAATATGGCGACTGCGACTCAGCGGTTGAGGATATCGTTAACGAAGCTATCATAGCTAACAGTGACGAGTCACCTGTTGAGATCGTATTGGACGACGTTAAGTTGTCAACGTCTATTAAAGACAAGATTCGCGAAGAGCATGCAAACATACTTAAACTTTATAGGTTTAACAGTAAAGGTCACGATATATTTAGGTCGTGGTATGTTGATGGAAGGTTATACTACCATATCCTATTGGACGAAGCCAATATCAAAAATGGTATACAAGAATTACGATTCGTTGATCCACGTAAAATCAGACGAATCAAAAATATTAAGAAGGGTAAGAACGACAAAGGCGTCGATGTTGTTAA